AAATTTATTAAGCAAGGTGGGAGGCGCTGGTAGCAGCGGCCTTACTAACATCGGTGGTACCAATTTTGTTACAGGTCCAGTAATCTCAACTAAGGCTATTTTAGACACCGTTGCAGCTACGGCTGCTGCTACATCCGTCTTAGCCGGCGATATCAGCACTACAGAGTTTTACAATAGCCTTACCTCTAGTCAGAAAGAGGATCTTGGAGGTTACAGCCCTACTATGAACTATGGCAGCGGATATCCTCAGACCTATAATATAAATATAAATGCCGGTGCTATTGCCGCACAGGATGAGTTTGCTGGGTTGATTCAAGATACGATCCAACGCCTTAACCGAGGCGGGGATCCGCTAACCACGGCAGGCGTATTATGACCGTCCCTACGATTAACGCAATTATTAACTTTTCCACCGGTCCGGCTTTTGCTCAAGCCATGATTCTAGGTACCGGGCAATTAGGTACAAACGTACTGGCAGACTCTGAGGCATTAATCGTCGATGTATCTAACCAAGTCGATGGTGTTACAACTACCAGAGGCCGTAATGCTCAAGCCGATGTATTCCAGACCGGCACATTAACTCTGCGTATTGTGGATCAAAATGGTGACTTTAACCCGCAAAATGCTGCCGGTCCGTATTATGGATTACTGACACCATTACGTAAGGTACAGATTACCGGTACTTACGCCGGTATCGAGTATCCAATGTTTAGCGGGTTCATTACGAGCTACACAACCACCACGCCAAAGATGGCTACGGATGTCGTATATACAACCATTACGGCAGTCGATGCCTTTAGACTTTTCCAAAATAGCCAGATCTCAACTGTTACCCTAGCTGCCGCCGGTGACTTGCCGGGCGAGCGGGTAAACGCCATCCTTGACGAGATCGCGTGGCCACCATCCATGCGCGAGATCCAATACGGCGACACAATATTTCAGGCAGATCCCGGGACTGCACGTACGGCATTACAGGCATTACAGACGGCGACCATATCCGAATATGGGGCTTTGTATATAAATGCCAGAGGGTCGGTAGAGCTACACGATCGCGCCTTTTGCATAGAATCCCAAGCCTTGCCGCCGGTTGTGTTTAATGACGATGGGACCGAAATTACCTATTTTAACGCCGTTTGGCGTTTAGATGATACTCAGGTATACAACTCGGCCTCTATTACAAAGATAGGCGGGACAGCTCAGCTTGCGCAAGATGATGCCTCTATTGAGGAGTATTTTGTACATTCATATAACCAGACAAATCTGGTAATGGATACAAATCAGGCAGCCTTAGATTATGCCCGGGCCTACGTGGCCAGCCGTAAAGACACACAGACCAGATGCGATGCCATCGAGCTAGATTTATACACTCCAGACTATAACGCTGGAATCATTGCAGCCCTTGATTTAGATTTTTTTGATCCGGTAGAAATTACAACTAATCAACCGGGTAACTCGACCCTCGAACAGACTTTGCAGGTCTTTGGTGTGCAGCATCGGGTTACGCCTAACTCTTGGAAAACGACTTTTACAACACTAGAGCCGATTATCGACGGCTTTATATTAGACTCATCACTATACGGAGTGCTCGATACCTCCGTGTTAGCATACTAAGGAGTAGGGATATGGCGGCTGGACAAGGTTTTAAGACCTTTACTACCGGTGAGGTATTAACTGCCGGCGATGTAAACGGCTACCTCATGCAAGGCGTACTAGTTTTCGCAAGTGCGGCAGCTCGTAACGCTGCAATTACATCGCCTCAAGAGGGCCAGTTTGCGTTTACTAAAGATACTAACGGGCTTTGGTATTACGACGGTGCAGCTTGGGTAGCCTCGGGAGCTACGGGAGACATCGAGGGAGTTACCGCTGGTGTAGGTATCACCGGCGGCGGCACATCCGGAACCGTAACTATTACTAATGACATGGCCACCACGATCACGGCAAGCGGCGATATCGTAGTAGGTACTGGTAGCGGCACTTACGATAATTTACCTATCGGTACTACCGGCCAACTCTTAACCGCAGATACAACAGTTAGCCCGTATAAAGTTAAATGGGCTACACCTGCAGCCGCAAGTAGCGGTTTAACAAAAATTACTTCTGCAACATTTTCTGCGGTTTCTGACACAAGCACAACTTTTGACGGCGTTTTTACAGATACATACAACAATTATTTAATTGAAATATCACCAATAAGAGGTTCAGTATCTTCTGCCGCCCTTAATTTTCAATTAAGAAAAGCTGGGCCAACAACACAAACGAGTGCATATAATGGAGCCCGATTAACAAACGCAACAGTTACTACTACATCAAGCGGCTCTACATTTACATTGTTAAACTTAGAAACCGAAGATGCTGGAATAACAATGAATTTCTATCGTCAAGGTACGCCGACTTCTTGGACTTATGCTGGTTTTCAACGCCCATCAGTATCTTCAATTACTGGCGCGTGTATGAATGATAGTGTTGGTTCAAATGTTGCAACGGGTTTTATTCTCACACCAGGTAGCGGAACCATTACAGGTACAGTTGCCGTTTATGGATTGGCAGACTAATGACAACAAAATCAGACAAAATCGCAGCGTTCAAAGCGCAATATCCAACGCTTCAAGTAGGTAGTGAAGAAGCAGGTTATACAGAATTATCGTCCGAAGATTATGAAGCAAAAATTGCTGAATGGGCAGATAATGAATTAGCAGCTGAGGCCGAAATGGCAAAAGCCGAGGCCGACAAAGCCGCACTACTAGCCAAGCTAGGCATAACTGCCGATGAAGCCAAGCTATTACTAAGTTAAATGGAGACGAGTTACAACGGCTACCCCGCCTCTAAAGATCCGGCCGAAATAAAAATAAAGTCCTACCGTGTACGCGGTACGGATTGTAAGCTAAGGTGCGCCGAGAGTGTTGGGCCTCTCTTGGCGGCCTTTGCTGCCGAGTTTCACGAGCTCATTGAGCCAATCGATGAGGGTACTTTCGACGACTGGGGCTATGCCTATCGGATGGTACGAGGCAATCCAACAAAGCTCTCATGTCACTCATCCGGAACGGCAATAGATCTTAATGCTACGCGACACGTTCTCGGCAAGGTGGGCACGTTCCCGGCCGAAAAGGTGCCTATGATACGTGCGCTCGCTAAAAAGTACGGCCTCAAGTGGGGTGGTGATTTTAAGTCAAGAGCCGATGAAATGCACTTTGAGGTCGAAATTAGCAATATCAAAGCCAAGGAATTAATAACAAAGTTAGGATTAGACAATGCCTAAATCGGCGGTATTCACAGTAGGTACGACAGCTGCGGTAGTCGTCCCAGCATTAATCGGAGATCAAAGCGTTTATCTGCACAGTGCCAGCGGTACGTTATACATCGGCGGGGCAAACCTGACCACGGCTAACGGTTACAAGTTGGATAACGGCGACAAGCTAACGATTATGGTGGGCGATAACGAGGCGCTATATGCTATTACGACGGCAGGTACAGCTACTCTTTACGTTTTGAGTCAGATCAACTAAAGGGCATTACAGGAGCGCACAATGAAAAAGCAGGCAATCGAGGCGGGTAAGTCATATCTCCGGGCGGCTATTAGCTGCGTGGGAGCCTTGTACTTATCCGGTATTAATGATCCAAAAGTATTGGCTAACGCGTTTATCGCCGGGCTAATCGGACCTTTACTAAAGGCATTAACTCCGTCAGAGAGTGCTATCGGAATTAACGCTAAGTAATGGAACAGGCCCAGCTTGCAGTCGGTATAGCTTTGGGGAGCTTTACCATTTTGGGGCTGTGGGCTGGGCTTATCCGTAAAATGGTCAAGTTTTACCTATCCGAGCTAAAGCCCGATGGCAACGGCGGCCACAACCTTGCCGGGCGCGTGGAAAGAATTGAACAACGTGTGGATCGAATTTACGAAATCCTGCTAGAGGATCGCCTAGCCAAGTAGCGACACGCCAAAAGGCCATACGCTTTGAAATCTGACAAATTGCCCTCATACTGATACTACAAACGCTGAGAGGGCTACTCGGTTAGTAGCTTGATCAGCCTTAACAAAGGGCTAATAAATGAACAGTTTAGATATCTTGATTGGCTTAGGCGCATGCGGCTTAGGCTTTTTATTTATGGTGGCAGGTTACGCTATTGGATACCGTGAGGGACATGGCGAGGGTTACGTACGCGGGCGCGCTATCGCAAAGGCTCTAAAAGAACAGGAGCTAATCTGATGGGATTCTTGGATAATTACGAGGATGTAAATGCGCGGATTAAGCGCTTCCGGGCCGAATTCCCCTCAGGGCGTTTAATCGCTTATATCGAGGATATTGACATTATCAAGGGCACGGTGCTGGTTAAGGCCGAGGCTTATCGTGAGTTCGAGGATGCGGTCCCGAGTGCTGTGGATTATGCCTTTGGCAATGTGGCAACCCTGACTAATAATATGAAAAAATGGCTGATTGAGGATACGGTCACGTCGGCTTATGGCCGCGTAATCGGATTATTAACACCCAGCGAACACGCAAGACCTACCGTTCAGGATATGCAAAAGGTAGAAAACCTGCCGGCCGATGGGGATCCATGGAGCACAAAGGCCTCGATCGAGGATATGGCCACAATGGCCTCATCGATATTGGAAATCGGCACTCAACTTGGTGGTGAATTAGTAGCTGAAGCGCCGCAATGTTCGCATGGCCATATGGTCTGGGCCGAGGGAACAGCCAAGGCAACCGGAAAACCGTGGGCCTGTTACAAATGCACCGAACGCGTACGAGCTAATCAATGTACGCCTCGATGGTTTGTACTCGCATCTGATGGAAAATGGAAACCTCAGGTATGAGAAAGCAAAGACTGATTATGATCCTTGTTATTTTTGAGGTCGCGGCTCTTATTGGTATGGGAGTACTGATATGGGCGAAATAACCTTTATTAAAAATGGCATATCTACAACTATCCACGATGATGGATCTACTAGCTCTACTACGGTCGATAAGTGCGATTATTGCGATGAATGGGTTGGAACACTTGGCGGCTTAACTATCCGGGATATTGGCAATGAGGTATTAACGTGGTTATGTGCCAAATGTCGCGCGTAGCCAAGGTTGTACTTGATCGCAGCCAGGAGATAACTGCACATCAAAAAGGCCTCGATCGAGCTATTGCTATAAATGCCGATCCAACAGATGCTAATCAATTTGGCCAGCGCTTTGCCAATTACCATGAGTTCATATGGCAAAAGGCGGAGGCTTGCGGAGCTGAGACGGCGGTTGCTAATTACTTTGGCGATTTTGGCTTTGTGCCTAAAGTGAATACCTTTCATGATGAAGCCGATGTAGGCCAAAACATAGAGGTCAAGTGGACCAAACACGCTAACGGCCACCTAATCATGCAGAACAGGCCAAACCCGAGACCAAATGACGTGGCCATTCTTGTAACCGGGTTTAGTCCGGTGTACATATTGCTGGGCTGGATGCCTGTCCATATGGCCATGCAGCCAAAATATAAACATCCGTATCAGGATAATTACTGGGTGCCACGATCTAACCTATTTGAGATCCAATATCTAAAGAGGTCCAGCTATGGGGTTTAAGACTAAATGCCGCCTATGCGCTCGCATAACCGA